TTTAAAGATCAAATGCCTGATATTAAAGAAACAGTAGAAAGTATTAATTCTATTGAAACTAAATATCCAGAACTTAGGCAAAAATCTAAAGGACCAACATTTGCACTTACGTATAGTGGTACTTGGCATACTCTTGTAACTAATATTGGAATTCCTAAAAAAGAGGCTAAATTAATTGAACGTAATTACCATAATCTCTATGCTAAATCTGACATATTTATACAAGACAATATAAATTTTGCAGAAAAACATGGATATATGAAATGTGCATTTGGATTACAAATAAAGTGTCCATTATTAGCTATTACTATTCATAATAAAAAATCAACACCTTATGCTGCTATAGCAGAGGCTAGAAGTGCGAATAATGCTGTAACACAGTCTTGGGGCATGCTAATTAATAGGGCTCTAATTGCTACAAATAAACTTATAGAAGAATCCAATATGGTGTATGATATATATCCTATAAACACAATTCATGACGCAGCATATTTTTTGGTTAAGGAGAATCCAGAAGCTGTTAAATTTCTCAATGATACTTTAATTAGAGAGATGCAATGGAATGCTCATCCGAGCATTTCCTCAAAAGATGTACCTATGAAAGCTACTTTAGAAATTGGAAAATCATGGGATAAACAAATAGATGTACCTAACAACGCAAATGTCAATCAAATACAGGAGATTTTAAATGTCATTTAAATATACTAATAAAAAGAATATATCTTTACCATTAGCCGTATGGTTAATGCATGATAGTTATGACTATGATAAAAGAGATAATGTAATTAGTGCTACTTCTCTTCTTAAACCAACAAGAACACTAACATTAGTTCAACAAAATAAAGGTTTAAACAAATTAGTTGATATTATGGATTTAGTTAGTGCTCGTATGGGCTCAGCAATTCATGCTATTGCAGAAGAAGCATGGGTTGATAGACATAATATTACAAATGCACTTGAAACATTAGGATTATCTCATTTAGATAATAAAATTGTTATTAATCCTACTGATAAAGGTCACTATAAAGATGACTATATTCCTGTATATGTTGAACAGCGACATGAAAAAGAAGTTGATGATTATATTATTTCAGGAAAATATGATTTAGTGATAGATGGGACATTATCCGATTATAAAAGCACATCTGTATGGACATATATTTTCGATTCTAATGCACTTAAATACACACAACAAGGTAGTATCTATAAATGGTTAGCGCCTAATCAAATTCAAGGTACTGTAATGCAAATTCATTATATTTTTACAGACTGGTCATCAAGTCAAGCAGCTAGGGACCCTAAATATCCTCAAACTAGAGTTATTACTAAAGAATATCCTCTATGGTCTATAGAACAAACTGAACATTATATTAAAAATAAATTAAAAGAATTTAAAGCATATTTAGATAAACCTCAGATTGATTTACCAGAATGTACCAAAGAAGAATTATGGGAATCTGACACAAAATACAAATATTATAAGAATCCAGCGAAAATGGCTAGAGCCACTAAAAACTATGATACTTTAAATGAGGCAAATGCTCGTTTAGCTGCTGATGGAAGAGTAGGAACAGTAGTAACTGTACCTGGAGAAGTAAAAGCTTGTAGATACTGTGAAGTATCAGCTATATGTACACAAGCTCAAAATTTAATTAATCAAGGGAGACTAGTATTATGAGTAATGGAATATGGCAACAGATTAAAGATTGGTTTACGCCTACAACAACAGAACCTAAAAAACCAAAATCAAAACCCGAAAAACCAAAAATTAAATCAAGTATTAAAGCAATTTCTCTTAGAAAGAAACGAAATAATGTTGTGCTTTCTAAAAAAGAAGTTTCTCAAATTCGTAAATTTTATAAAAATAAAGATGATTATGGTGTTAAAAACTTTGCTGACTTTACAAAACTATGTAATAGTAAATTATCTTTAAATAAAAGTAGAAGTGTTTACTGCAGAATAATTAATGGCGTAAAACCATATACTTATTCCTAAAATGACTGATTCTAAATATTTCAAGTTCTCTGAGGACATTGTCGATATTTTAGTCGCTAAAACTCAATCACAAAATAGACATTTTTTTAGATTATTAGTAGCTTATTATCTATCTAAAGTAACTTCAATGATGCGATGTAACATTGAAACTAGAGATAGGGGGATACTTCCAGTTAATACTTATGTATTAAATTTAATGCCTTCAGGAACAGGTAAAGGCTTTTCAACTAATATCATGGAAGAAGATATTATTGATGGCTTTAGAGCAAAATTTTTAAGAGATGTATTACCTGGAGAGAGTAATGCACAATTATTACAAATTGCTGCAAGACGACAAAGTACTAATCCTCATATGTCTGCTGATGAAGCAATGAATGAGGTACAAAAAGAGTATGACTCTTTAGGTACATTAGCGTTTAGTTTCGATAGTGGTACAGCACCTGCAGTTAAACAAATGAGACTTAAATTACTAATGTCTAACGCAGGTTCTATGAACCTAGAGTTAGACGAAGTAGGCTCTAATTTAACTGGTAATATAGAAATGCTTAATACCTTTTTAGAACTATATGATGTAGGTAAAGTAAAACAAAAACTTACAAAAAATACTAGTGAAAATAAAAGAGGAGAAGAACTACTGGGTAAAACGCCCACTAATCTTATGTTATTTGGTACACCTACTAAATTACTAGATGGTGGTAAAGTCGAAGAAGACTTTAAACAAATGCTTGAAACAGGATATGCTCGTAGAATGCTATTTGGTTTTACTAATACACTTAATGACTATAAAGAACAAACTGCTGAAGAATTATATGACGCTTTAACTGCAACTAATATTGTTAAAGATACAATACGTATTAGTCAAATTATTGCAGGATTAGCAGACAGAAATAAATTCAACACAGTACTAACACTCAGTAAAAAAGATACTATTCATCTACTTAATTATAAAATTCAATGTGAAAGCAGAGCTTATAAATTAAAAGCACATGAAGATATTAAAAAAGCTGAATTATCACATAGATACTATAAAGCTTTAAAACTTGCAGGTGCTTATGCATTTGTAGAGGGTAGTAAAGATATAAATAAAACTCATCTAGATAGTGCAATTCAACTTGTAGAAGATTCAGGTAACCACTTTAATCGAATTATTACTAAAGAAGGCTCATATGCCCGTTTAGCAAGATATATTGCTGATATAGGTAAAGAGGTCACTCAAGTAGATTTATTGGAAGAATTACCCTTTTATAGAGGTTCAGAGGCACAAAAGAAAGATATGTTATCTTTAGCAGTTGCATGGGGATATAAAAACAATATTATAATCCGTAAAACTTATGTAGATGACATTGAGTTTTTATCTGGAGAGGCATTAAAAGAAACTGACCTAGATAAAATTCATATAGCTTATAGCACTCAAATTACAGAGGGCTTTGAGGGCGCAGTTACTAAATTTAGTAGATTACCTGAATTAATATGTACTACTGGTTATCACTATACAGCTCATAATTTTTTAAATAAATATCGTTCAAGTGAAAAAGCTATTCCAGGTTTTGACCTATTAATACTAGATATAGATGGAGAATGTAATTTAGACTCTGCTAAAGAACTTCTTAGTGACTATACAGTAATGTTTGCTACTACTAAACGTCATACCAACACTAAGAATAGATTTAGATTAGTTTTTCCACTATCTCATTATTTAAAACTAAAGCCGAGAGATTATTCAAAATTTATGGAGAACGTATTTAATTGGTTACCATTTGATTGTGATACTGCAACAAAAGATATAGCAAGAAAATGGATGTCACACAATGGCATACACTTTTTTAATAAAGGTGAGTTGTTAGACGCTACTTTGTTTATTCCTCAAACTAAAAAAGCAAGAGAACAAGAGCAAAAAATCTTAAACACTCAAGATATGAGTAATATGGAAAGATGGTTCTTTAATAGAATTGAAGTTGGTAATAGAGCAAATATGCTTATTAGATATGGCTTTATGTTAATGGACAACCAATATCCAATAGACGCTATTAGTAATAAATTAATAGCATTTAATGATCAAATTACAGATCCTATAAACCAAGAAGAAATTCACTCAAAAATAATGCGATCAATAGAAAAGAAATTAATCCAAAAGGAGAGTAAATAATGAACAATAATTTAGTATTGTTATGTGGCAAATCTGCTACAGGCAAGTCAGCTAGTTTAGAACATATAAAAAACCCTGAGGGGGTGATGTATCTAAATTGTGAAAATAATAAAAAGTTACCTTTTAAATCTAAATTTAAAGAATATACTATAACAGACCCTACAGATGTGCCTGATGCAATTATAGCAGCAGAAGCTGATGAATCTGTTCATACCATTGTAATTGATAGTTTAACTTATCTAATGGATATGTTTGAAAGTACTAAAGTACTTACATCAGCTAATACAATGAAAGCTTGGGGTGAATATGCTCAGTTTATGAAAAATATGATGGCTCAAAATGTAGCTAATTCTACTAAAAATATCATATTTACTGCTCATACTTCAGATATCTTTAATGAGTCTGAAATGGTAAACGAAACTTTAGTTAAAGTTAAAGGTTCTTTAATGAATACAGGAATAGAAAGTTACTTTAGTACTGTTATTGGTTGTAAAAAAGTTCCTCTTAAAAAAATAGAAGATTATAAATCTAAATTATTAAATCTAAATGATGAAGAAAAACTATTAGGTTACAAATATGTTTATCAAACTAAATTAACTAAAGATACTGTTAATGAACGTATTCGGAGTCCTATGCGTATGTGGGATATACCTGAATCTTATATAGATAATAACATAGAACATGTTTTAAATAGATTACATAAATATTACAATGCCTAAACCTAAATACTCTAACGAAACACTATTACAATTTATACAAGGTAAATTACACAATCCTTCTTTAACAATGCAAATATTAAGCGATGTAATAGACGGTGATAAAGAATTAGAAGCTAGAATAGACACCTATATACAAACAAGAAAAATAACAGCAAAAAATGGAAATACTCTATTACTAAATGCATTAAAACATAAATAATAAAAATAAGGGGAAATAATGAATTTATTTAAATTATTTTTTACAATAGTAACTATTTTAATAATACAAGGAATAATTTGGGTTACTTTCTTGCCCCCTTTACATTGCCATTGGGATAGTTATACCTGTCATTTTAAAGCTAATTATTAAGAGGTATAAATATGATTAATATACAAGAAACTATAGATACATTATCACTACTAAAGAATAAAGGATATATTGATTTCAATGTAACTATATCTGATGGATGGGATAGTGTTGATGCAAATAATA